GCAGGAAATACGTTGGTTTGACGCTGAAATCTTTAAAGCGTATTATTTGCATGAACATTCAATTACAACCTTAAGTGATGCAACAGAAATCCCAAAAAGCACAATCTACCAAGCAATCCAAAAAGCGAAAAAGCACCTCGAAAAAAACGCCGATAGGATTAGGCGACACTGTAGAACAACTGATCCCGACCCCAATAAAGAAAGCGGTACAAGCTATAGCCGGCGAGGATTGCGGTTGCGCGGAACGTAAAAAAAGATTGAACAGTAAATTTTCTTACGTGAACCTATTTAGCGAAGAAGATAAAAAGTTGTGGGAAGACGTATTGAAACCGCAAATGTATGATGGGGCGCAATGGGGGGTCGGTACACAAGGCATAGTACAAGACCTTTACGAACGCACGTTTCGTTTCCGATTTAAGAAAACTAAATGCGGTGCGTGCGTAATGGATAGGATGCGAAAGTTAGAAGCGGTATACGAAGCATCATGCGAATCTTAACCGTCGGACAATTAGACGGTTACCAAAGAAGGAAAGACCGGAGCATAAGTCTAAGATTCATTACTCAAGAAAAAACAAGTTCAGAGGTAATGGAGATTGACCAACTATTAGATACCTATGGTATCATATATTTTAGGGGTGAAGAAAATTTGAACCAAGAAGAAATTGCAGAATTAGATGCAATTGAAATGGACTTATACGATCAACCTAAAAGCCAAAGCCAAAGATTACGCAACGTATTTTACAAGCTATGGAAACAAGAAGGGGGTAAGGGAGAGTTTAAAGAATACTATAAAGCGCAAACAGAACGAATTATAGAACACTTTAAAAGCAAGTTAAACGATGAATGAAGATTACCCTAACGAAGAAAAAGTAAGTGAGTGTTGCGGACAACCCCAGTATGGAGACAATGACCATTGCGCGGGGTGTTATGAGTGGGCAGAATTTGTACCGGTTAACTTGTATCAGATGAACAGGAACGAACCCGCACAATATAACTACGCACCAACGCAAAGACAGATAGCAAAATTTATAAAGCGAATAGCGTGGGATAAATTTTAGAACGTATCCCTGTAAACAACAGAAAAAAACAGGATGGCTAAATACGAAAAAGGTCAGTCAGGCAACCCCGCCGGACGACCAAAAGGAACAGAGAACAAAGTGACAAAAGAGTCACGGCAATTGTTCCAAGCAATTATGGACGGCGAAGTAATGCACATAGAAGAAGCACTTGCATTGTTGCGAGAAAACAACGCTGAAAAATACATTAAAGCGTTAGCATCATTATTTCCATACTTTATGCCTAAGAAGGTTGAAGCTGAAATTAGCGTGAACGAAGCACCCAAGGAACCAAGTTGGTTTGGAGAGACAGCCGATCACCATGTAATGCCTGATACAAGCGCGTTGTTAGATGAATGAAACCGCAACCAAAAACATATTATGATGTAGTAAACAGCAACGCACGCATTGTTTGCTGTCAAGGGGGCACGCGTTCGGGTAAGACAGTATCAATCTTACAGGCTTTAATTGAATGGTGTTATACATACAAGAACGCTAATTACACAATTGACGTTATACGTGCGGCGTTTCCATCATTGAGGGCATCTGTTTACAAAGACTTTTTGTGGTTACTAGAGAGAGAAAATTGGTACGACCCGCGCAATCACAACAAAACCGAACACACATACAATCTATTTGGTAATACTTGGCGTTTCATTTCAGCCGACATGAGCCAAAAATTCAGGGGCGTTAGCCGAAATTTTGCCTTTCTAAACGAGGCAAACGAACTGGATTTAGAAACCTTTCGGCAAATTAGTTTCCGGTGTACGCATAAGATGTTCATTGATTTTAACCCGTCGATGGAGTACCACTGGATATACGATGAGGTAATACCGCGTGAAGACTGTGACTTTTTTCAAAGCACATACAAAGACAACCCTTATCTAAGTGCCGATACTATAGCTGAAATTGAGAGACTTAAAGAAACCGATCAGGATTACTGGAGGATATACGGATTAGGTGAACGGGGCAAAAGTCGAGCGACTATATTCGAAACACACATATACGATGAATTGCCGGCGGGCGCAAAGTTAGTTGCCTACGGTTTGGATTGGGGCTTTAGTAGCGATCCAACAGCGTTAGTAAGCGTGTATAGAAAGGGAACAGATTTATACATTCAAGAACACGTTTATCAAGGAGGCTTGACGAACCAAGATATTATATCCATTTTAACGCAATTAGAGGTATCTAGAAGCGACGAAATCATAGCAGACAGTGCAGAGCCTAAGAGCATCGAAGAAATACGTAGGGCGGGCTTTAATATTAAGCCGTCTAAAAAAGGTGCAGACAGTATACGAAAGGGTATTGACCTAATGCGCCGGCACAAATTGTACATAAAGAGTGACAGCTTAAACGCGCAAAAGGAATTTAGAAACTACAAATGGAAAACGGATCGTGACAATCGTACGCTCCCTGTTCCGGAGGACGCATGGAATCATGCCGTGGATGCGGTGCGTTATTGCTGTCTAAACAAGTTGCTACGTAGAACCGGTACATACACAATTCAATGAAGATAACACTACCTGAAGGCTACCATGAAATAACGGTTGGTCAATACAAAGAGTTATACGAGGTATACAACAAAGAAGAATTTGGTTATCAGGGAATACGCCGGTGCATTGAATTGTTAGCAGGCATAGAAAAGGGTGACCTGATACACGCACGTTTTGAAGACATAGAGAAAGCGACGCACAAGATTAAATGGTTATTAGATGAACCGGACGCGTTGACTATGAAATCTAAATTACAGGCACGCATAGTTTTAAATGGGCGCAAGTATGGTTTCATTCCTGACTGGACGCGTTTAACAGTTGCTGAATTTGCAGACCTTGAAACGTACTGTAGTCTTGGAGTCTATCAGAATATAGATAAAATGTTAAGCGTCTTGTACCGTCCGATCATAAAAGAAGACATGGATATGTACGAGATAGAACCGTATGAGCCAAACAAAGAACGGCAACAGCTAATGAATGAATGCACTATGGATGTTTGCGTGTCGGCAATAGTTTTTTTTTGCAACATTCAAAAGGCATTCGTTACCATTACGCCACCCTATTTAAAGAAGAAGGAGAAGAAACGGAAACGAAAACAAAGACAATCGGGAGCAAGTGGGGTTGGTATCAAATCATTCATTCGTTGGCTCAAGGGGATATAACAAAAATGGAAGACGTAGAAAAGCTATATATAGATGTAGCACTTACGTATTTGTCGTACGAGAAAGACTTAGAGTTACGAGATAAAATCAAAATGTGATGTACACAATAGTTGACCTGAATAACGTATTTGAGAACATCGTAAGCCAACACCAACAACTTAAGAGTTTTTACACGCACGGCTTAGATGAACTAGACGTAGATAAATTGGATGTAAACAAATACCCTTTGTTGTATGCTCAATGTACGGATGCAGAATTGAACAGCGGGTTTACCGTGTTGACCTACGAAGTAATTGTTGGTGATCTTGTTATTGAAAAACAAGAACCCTATCTAACTGAGGTGTACAGCGAAACGTTTTTAATTCTGCAAGATGTAGTCAGCAAATTTTGGTTTGCAGTCTACGACGGTAACACAACCGTTGCATCTGATATTTCATTTGACTTACCGATTACGTGCCAACCGTTCACCGCACGGTTCACCAATATGTTATCCGGTTGGAGTTGTTCGTTTGACATTCGACTACCTAATCCTTTGAATTTGTGTGATGCCCCGTTCTGACGCGTTAACATTAACTATTAAAGCCGACGGCGAAAACATGAAGCTACGCTTTGATCGCTTGCAACAAGCATTGCGGGGCGTGGGTATTATGGTTATAAAAGAAGCGCGTAAGAATCTAAGGAAGCAAGACAAGGTAGTTACGGGTGAACTCTACGATTCGTTACAATATCATATTGTAACCAAGAAAGAAGAAATAACAATCATGTTTGATGCGGGTGCGCCGTATTGGGATTTTGTGAATCAGGGTATTAAAGGAACAAAGAGCAGTGCCAAAGCACCAAAGAGTGAATACCAATTTGGTACGGGGTCTTATACAGGTACGCAAACTTTACGCGGGGGTATTGATAGGTGGGTAATACGTAAACCAATTGAGGGCGTACGCGATTCTAAAACAGGTCGGTTTATACCTCGTAAACAGTTAGTTAGAATGATAAGTAATAGCGTGTGGACAACGGGTATTAAACCGTCTAATTACTACACACTAGCGTTTGATAGC